TAAATCCTGCTGCTGTCTTTGCTAAAAGACTTGGTAATGGTAGATGGCATGTGCTGCATGATTTAGTAAACTTAGATATGAGGCTAGAAAGATTTGGTCAAATATTAAAAATAGAAAAAGAAATAAAATTTGCTAAATTTGATTTATCAATATGGGGAGATCCTGCAGGTAGCTCCAGGGATCAGATCTATGAAGTTACTGCATTTGAACATTTAAAAAGTTTAGGGATCATGGCAAAGCCAACTGCAACGAATGATTTTAAAACTAGACGTGAAGCTGTTGCAGCTCCTATGACAAGATTGATCCAGGGCAAACCAGGATTTTTAATTGATAGCAGATGCAGCAGAACTAGAAAATCTTTAGCAGGAGGTTATCACTATAAGCGAGTACAAATATCTGGCCAGGAAAGATTTAAAGATCAGCCAAATAAAAATCAACACTCCCACGTTGGAGATGCTTTGGGTTATTGTTTATTAGGTGGTGGAGAATTTAGAAGATTAACTAGACCAAATCAAACTGGATTTGTAAGAGCTGCACTTGCTAAACTAGATTTTGATTTATGGTAGAATTACAAATCAAGCATATTGAAAATTTAATGGGCCTAGATGGTGTCAATAAAAAAATTACACCTTTCCACCCCAAACATTTATGGTTGATAAATTTGCGAGAACATGAGAAGAAGTATTTTGATTACATTCCAAACTATGAAAGTTACCTGGCTAAAAATACAATTCATAATGCTTCTTACACTGGTTTCTATTATGGCACACCAGTTGTATCCTTTGGCCTAATTAATATGTTTCCAGGAGTTGCAGAGGCCTGGCTAATACCAAGCAAAGAACTAAATAATATCAGAGTTGCCTTACCCTTTCATAAAGCTACCAAGGCTTTTTTTGATAATGCTTTTGATTTATTCAATTTAAGAAGGATTGAGTGTACTGTGGATCTGACTAATAAAGATGCTTTGAAATGGATTGAAACTATGTTATTTACGAGAGATGGCATAAAACGTAAATTTGGCCCAGAGGGCCACGACTATGCCATGTATAGTAGATTAAAACAATAGGAGAACATTTATGGGAGGAATAGTATCTAAACCAAAAGCACCACCACCACCTGCTCCAGTTGAAGCTGATGTTTCTGCAAGAGAAAAAGCTGCTGAAAAAGCAGAGGCAAAACAAAAGCAAGAACTTTCAAGACGAGTAAGAGCTAGAGCTACTGGTGGAAGAAGACAATTAATTTCTCAAGCTAGGCAAGATGCAGAGCTTGGAGTGCCATTCGGTAGATCTGGAACTTTAGGCTACACTAGAAATGTCTAAAGCAAAAACTAAATACAAACGTAATCCTAAAAATAGGAAAACGTTAAAGGAGCAACGAGATGCCAAAAGTAACAAGTAAAGATGGCAAAGTAAGACACTTTGCTTATTCTAAAAAAGGAACAGCTCAAGCTAAAGCTTATGCTAAAGCTTCTGGTGGTAAAATGGAAATGGATATGAAATCTGCTATGAAAAGAAAAATAGGAAAGAAAAAATATGGCTAGTGAATATCATAAAACAAAAGATGGTAGCAAAGCTAAAAAGGGTTTGTACTATTACATGAACAGAGCCAAGAAGCGAGGTACATCCAATTCTAAATCTAAATCAACAGTTTCCAAGGATGCTTGGAAAAGAATGAAAGAAGGGTTTAAAAAGAAAGCATGATTATATTTGGACACAGCCACAAAGAGTGGGTTAGAATTTTTCATAAATGGAAATGGATGATTGGTAGTTATCTAATTGCATTTATTTTAGGAGCTATAATTTTCTAATGGGATATTCTAAAGAACATCAAAATCCAAGTGGTGGATTAAATGAAAAAGGCAGAGAATACTTTAATAGAACTGAAGGCAGTAATTTAAAAAGACCACTGAAGACAGGAACTGATGGAAGAAGGGTATCTTTTGCAGCTCGCTTTTCAAAAATGAAAGGCTCAATGAAAGATGAAAATGGAAAACCAACTAGACTTGCGTTAGCTCTTAAAGCATGGGGATTTGGAAGTAAAGAAGCTGCAGCTAATTTTGCAGCAAATAATAAAAAGGCATAGATATGTTAGACGCAAAAAAAATATTAGAAAGAATTAAAAAAGCAGAAGGTAAAAAAGAATTATGGAGAGATATTTATCAAGAGTGTTATGAATATGCTTTACCTCAAAGAAATCTTTATGATGGATATTTTGATGGTGGTACTCCTGGACAAAGAAAGATGTCAAAAGTTTTTGATAGTACAGCTATCCATTCAGCTCAAAGATTTGCAAACAGAATTCAATCAGCTCTATTTCCACCATACAGAAAATGGGTAAGACTTCAGCCAGGTAATGAAGTACCAGAAGAAAGAAAATCAGAGATCCAGGTTGAACTAGATAAGATGAATGACAAAATGTTTTCTGTATTAAGACAAACAAATTTTGATTTAGCGATTGGAGAATTTTTATTAGATCTATGCGTTGGTACAGCTTGTATGTTGGTATTACCTGGAGATGAAATTGAACCAATTAAATTTATTTCTGTACCACAATACTTGATTGCTTTTGAAGAAGGAGCTAATGGATCTATTGAAAATGTTTATAGAAGATTAAGATTAAAAAATGATATTATAAAAAAACAATATCCAGATGCAAAAATTCCACCAGAGTTTCAAAGAATTATTGATGAAAAACCAGATGAATATACTGAACTGTATGAAAGTACAATGTATGATGATAATGATGGTTTTTATCACTATTGTGTAATCTGGAAAAAAGGGCCAGAAAAAATTGTACATAGAACTTTTGAAACTATGCCATGGATCATAAGCAGATACATGAAAGTTGCAGGAGAGATCTATGGTAGAGGCCCATTAATTACAGCTCTGCCAGATATTAAAACACTAAACAAAACAGTTGAGCTGTTACTTAAAAATGCAAGTTTAAATATTGCAGGAGTTTATACAGCTTCAGATGATGGAGTATTAAATCCACAAACTGTAAGAATAGCTCCTGGTGCTATCATTCCTGTTGCAAGAAATGATGGCCCTACAGGCCCAAGTTTAAAACCTTTACAAAGATCTGGAGATATTAATTTATCACAGTTGGTTATAAACGATTTACGAATGAACGTAAAAAAAATCATGTTAGATGAGAGCTTGCCTCCAGATAATATGAGTGCGAGATCAGCTACCGAAATTGTAGAAAGAATGAAGGAACTCTCACAAAACCTTGGATCTGCATTTGGTAGATTGATTTCAGAGGCTGTACTCCCTTTAGTTAGAAGAACCTTGGCTGTTATGAATGATCGTGAGATCATATCTCTGCCTCTGAAAGTTAATGGATTAGAAATCAAATTGCAGCCGACTTCTCCACTAGCTCTCGCACAATCAAACGAAGAAGTACAAACTGCTATGGGTTGGATGCAAATAATTCAACAGCTAGGGCCTATGGGCCAAATGGCTGTTAGAATAGATAGGGTTGCAGATTTTGTTGCAGATAAACTTGGCATACCTGCAGAGTTAAGAACTACTCCACAGGAAAGACAAGAGATGATAGAACAAGCTCAACAACAAGCTCAAGCAGCACAAATGCAACAACAGCCAGGAGCTGAACCACAAACACAAGAAGAACAAGTGAACGCAGAAGCACAGTTAGGATAATATGGACAATTATGATGATTTAGGTTGGGAAGGTTTAGATTTCCAAAATAAAATGGAAGCTGTTGATGAACAGAAAAAAAAAGACAGTTTATATGCAAAAATATTTAATACACCAGAAGGTAAAATTGTTTTAGAAGATCTAAAATCAAGAACTGTAGATAGTCCATCCTGGTATCCAGGAGCAGATGAACATTATGGATATGTTAGAGAAGGACAAAACGCAGTTGTAAGAGAAATCTTACAACGACTAGAACGTGCTAAACGAAACTAAATAGGAGGAAACAATGGCTGAAGAAGCACAAGCACAAACACAAGAAGAAACAAAACCAAATAGTTTGGTTGAAGAAGCAAGACAATCAATACCAGAAGAAGAAAAAGCTCCAGAAGATAACGAGCCTATTTCTCATTTAACTTCTGATAAACCAGAAGATGATAAACTGGGAGAAGAACAAAAAGCAGATGATGCTGATGAATACGAAAGACCAGAGTATTTTCCAGAAAAATTCTGGGATGAAAAAGAAGGCCCAGATATTGAAAGCTTGGTAAAATCTTATAATGAACTTCAGAAAAAATTTAGTCAAGGTGGCCATAAAGCTCCTAAAGAATACAATACTGAATTTTTACAAGAGCAACAAGTAGATGCAAAAGAAGATCCTTTGGTAAAAGAATATACTAATTGGGCCAAGAAATATGGAATAACCCAAGAAGCTTATGAGGATCTTGCTAAAACATTTATTGAAAATAACATGGCAGCAACTGAAAGAGTACAAGCAGATCTTGTAGAACAAAAGAAAATGCTTGGTAATAAAGCTGACGAAAGAATAGGCTCTGTTATGAAATTTGGAGATGTTCTTAAAGACAGAGGAGTATTATCAGATCAAGAGCTAGCTGAATTTGATAATATGGCAGGAACTGCATTAGGCATTAAAGTTATTGAAAAAATTAGATCTTATTATGGCGAACAGCCTATTCCAACTGTTGAACCAACAGAAGAATTAGGTATGTCAAAAGATGAAATTAGAGCCATGGTAGCTGATCCTAAATATGGTAAAGATCCTGCATTTACTATGAAAGTTGAAAAACTTTTTGAAAAAGCTTTCCCTGGAGAATATAAACCAGGATAATACGATTTCATTATAGCTCTCAATGAAACACTAGGGTTGCACAAAATACTTGTTGCAGCCCTAGATTTTTGATATATCCAAATCAAGAAGATAACCGAATTTTTTTTGGCCTTCAGTTTTTTAGCTGTAGCCTTTTTCAAAGACAACTACGCAACGTGTAAATAAATAAACTAACTATGTTTAAAAAAGGAGAAAAACATGGCAATAAATATAAGTAATGCGTTTGTTACTTTGTTTGATGCAGAAGTTAAGCAAGCTTACCAGGGTTCTGCCCAGTTAAGAGAAAGTGTAAGACTTCGTTCTGGCCAAAGCTCCAACACTGTAAAATTTCCAAAAATTGGAAAAGGTGTAGCAACAGCTAGAATACCTCAAACAGATGTAACTCCATTAAACGTAACATATTCGCAAGTAACTGCGACTATGTCGGATTATAACGCTGCTGAATACAGCGATATATTCCACCAAGCAAAAGTTAATTTTGATGAAAGAAGGGAATTAGTAGAAGTTGTGTCTAAAGCTATCGCTAGAAGACAAGATCAACTTATTATTGATGCTCTTAACAATTCATCAACTTCATTAACTGTTGCTAAAACAGTGGTAACATCTGGATCTGCTGCTGCTTCTAACTTGAACGTTGGTAAAATGATTGAAGCTAAAAAGCTTCTTGATGCAGGTAACGTTCCTTCAGAAGACAGATACATGGTAATCCATGCAAATAACGTTGCAGGATTATTAGCAGATGAAAGAGCTATCTCTAACGACTTTGCAGTTAAGGCCCTATTAAATGGGGAAGTTTCTGCTATGCTAGGATTTAGAATAATCGTAGTAGGAGATAGATCTGAAGGTGGCCTACCATTATCAACTAACGACAGAACTGTATTTGCTTTCCACAAATCAGCTATGGGTATGGCTGAAGGTATGGGGATCAAAACAGAAATCAACTATGTACCAGAGAAAACTTCTTTCTTGGTTAATAGTATGTTTTCAGCAGGTGCTGTTGCGATTGATGATGAAGGTATCGTAAAAATAACTTGTGACGAAAGCTAATAGAGGAGGATAATTATGGCTTATACTAAAGCAAATCTACAGCCGATTGGTGGACAAGCTAAAGCAGGCACAGCTCCTCAAATGTGGAGTTACACTGCACCAGGCACAGATGTGATTGCTGATATTAATACAGAAGGCTACTTCAATGGAGCTGCTGATGTATTAAAAGTTGGCGATTTAATTCATGTTTGGGATGCTTCAGTACCAACATCAACTTTGGTAACTGTGTTATCAAACACAGGATCTGTTGTTGATGTATCTGATGGAACAGCTCTATCAGTAGCTGACGCAGACTAATAAACACTACATGGGATAGGGAGATTAATTTCTCCCTACCCATTTTTTTAATTTAAGGTAAAAAGATAGTATGGCAGCAGGAGATACAAAAGTTTCAATAGCGAATAACGCATTAACATTATTAGGTGCTAATACTATTACTTCATTCACAGATGGATCAAAAGCTTCTGGCATAGCAAACAATATGTATGAGTTTGTTAAGAAGCATACTCTTTCAATGTATCCTTGGAAATTTGGATTAAAAAAGGTTCAACTTGCTAGAGATACAGCAACACCAGTAAATGAGTGGGATTATCAATACACACTTCCAACAGATGCAGTATCTAGCTTACCTGTTGCAGTATTTTTTTCTGGAAATTCTAATGCTCCAAAAGAATTAGATTTTGAAATCTATGGAGATAAATTAGTTACAAATTCATTAACAGTTTATATTGATTATGTTTATGATGTAACAGAAGGTAATATGCCAACTTATTTTGTTACTTTGTTAGTTTATCAATTAGCTTGGCATCTTGCTGAACCTATTACAGATCAAACTACAAAAGCTGATTATTGGAAAACTCATGCTTTGGGCAATCCTTCTGACCAGGGCAGAGGTGGATATTTTAGAACAGCAACCCAAATTGATGCTCAAGGACAACCACCAAATGTCATTGAGGATTATGTTTTAACAAATATAAGATAATGGCAGATAATGAGAATATTGTACGAATACAAACAAACTTCACAGCAGGGGAGTTTGATCCTTTATTAAGGGCCAGAGTTGATTTAGACCAATACAGAGCTGCTGCTAAAACTTTAACAAATGTTATTTGCTTACCTCAAGGAGCTGTAGAAAGAAGACCAGGATTACAATACATAGATACAATTCCTGCTGCAACAAATCCTCAAGATGGTGTAAGATTACAATCTTTTGAATTTTCTACTGAACAACAATACGTATTTTTATTTGTATCAAATAGATTATATATTTATAAACTTGGAGAACTTGTAACAAATATTAATGGTACAGGTAACGATTATTTAGATCTTTCTTCAACTGGTATTGCTTCATCAAATTTATCACAATTATATTTTTTACAATCTGCTGATGTTTTAATAATTTTACAAGAAGATATAGAACCAGTGCAAATTACAAGAGGAGCTTCTCACAGCTCCTGGACAGTAAGCAATATATCTTTTGAGTATATTCCAAAATATGCTTTTACAATTAGCACAACTCCTGGAACTTCTTTTGCATCTCACACAGATTTAACTCCTAGTGGAATTGAAGATACTATAAGATTAGTGAACAAACCAACTAATGGTATTTTTTCTGATCCAGAAAGTACGTATGTAAATCAATATATCAATGTTGAACCTTATGGAAGAATTAGAATTGTAAAAAAAATATCAAATGATGAACTTGAAGGATTTGTTGAAATACCTCTAGCATCAACAGAAGATATAGCAAGAGCTGATTGGGAATTTGAAAGTGGATACGAAGATGTTTGGAGCAGCTCACGTGGATGGCCAAGATCTGGAACATTCCATGAAGGAAGATTATTTTTTGGTGGATCTAAATCTAGGCCTGCAACAGTATGGGGATCTGTAGTTTCAGATTTTTTTAATTTTAATCCAGGACAACAATTACCAGATGAAGCTGTTGAAGCTACCCTGGATACAGATGAAGTTAATGCAATTAATTCTATTGTATCAAATAGAGATTTATTAGTATTTACTTCTGGTGGAGAATTCTTTGTACCACAAGGAAGTTTAGATCCTATTGAACCAACTAATATAATTTTTAAAGTTACAACAAGAACAGGATCAAAAGCATTAAAACCAATATCAACAGAAAATGCTACTTACTTTATACAAAGACAAGGCAATCAATTAATAGAGTATGTTTTCCAGGACAGTGATGTTAATTACAGATCACAAAATTTTTCATTGTTTTCATCTCACTTGGTAGATGATCCAGTTGATATAACCCATGTTAATCCTACAAGTACCAGTAGGCCTCATACAATAATATTAGTAAATCAAGATGGAACTATAGCTGCCTATCCATTTATTAGGTATCAACAAGTTATATCTCCTTCTTTATGGACAACAGAAGGATTATTCAAAACAGCTTGTACAGATTTTGATGAAATTTATGTTGTAGTAAAAAGAACAATAAATGGATCAGATGTTTATCATTTAGAAAAATTTGATTTTGATTTTACAACAGATGCAGCTACACAATTTTTTGGTGCTACTTTGCCTGGCACAACAAGTGTAACAGGATTAAATTATTTAGAAGGAGAAACTGTAGATGTTGTTAGAGATGATTTGGCCCTGGAACAAAAGACAGTAAGCTCTGGTGGTATTACAATAGATGTAGCTCCAACAGAATATGTTGAAGTTGGAATACCTTATACTCCAATAATTGAAACTTTACCTGTAGAAACAAGATTACCAAATGGAAATGTACAAGGATTTTTAAAGAGAATTACTGAAGTAAATCTGATATTAAATAGCACACAGAGCATAAAAGTTGATACTGAAGAAGTATCATTTAGAAATTTGGAGGATTTGAGCTTGGGAACAGGAATAGAATTTTATACTGGAATTAAAACTGTACAGCCATTAAATGGATTTACAGAAGAAAGTACATTAACAATAACACAAACTAAACCTCTATTTTTTACATTGTTAGGAATAGAGTACAAGGTAAGTATATAGGAGGATAAATGGCACAATACGTAGCAGCAGGAGCAGCAGTATTTTCAGCAGTAGCTCAATACAGAGCAGCTCAAGCAACAGAATTACAATATCAAGCTAAAGCAAAACAAGAAGAATTAAAAGGTAGAATAGCTGCTGTCCAAGCAAAAGAAGATGGTATTAAAGCTTTAGAAAACACTATTGAACAAATGGCATATAATACTGCGTTTGCAGGGTTTGGAAATACAGATCCATTTTCTGGAAGTAAGTTAGGTGTTGGAACTAAAATGGCATCTAAAGGAATTGAAGAATATAACTTGGCCCAAACTAATGCACGTATTGCAAAGAACATGGGAGAATATCAAGCAGCAATAGATAGATCTGCAGGTAAGACTGCTAAAACATTAGGTTATGCTCAAGCAGTAGCAACATTAGGAACAGGGGTATATCAATACAATCAATTAAGTTAATATGGCAACAAGAAAAATTACATATAAACCTATAGGAGTAAGATTAAGATCTTTGCCAGAAGTACAACAATCTGGGCTTGCTGAAACTAGACGAGGGTTATTAAATCTTTCACAGAAACTAGATCAAGTTTCTGCTTTAGGTTTTAAAGAATATGGGAAACAAAGAGCCATAGAAGGAGCTGAACAAGGAGAAACCTTTAAAGCTTACAAAGTAGAAAAAGATGAGCTTGGTAATCAAAAGATTATGTTTGCTGATATGCCAGAACAAGGCACAGATCCATATAGCCAGGCTTATTATAAATCTGCACAAACTGCTGCCAAACTACAAATCAAATCTTTATTTGAAAAAAAACTTTATGATGCTTACACGTCAAACAGAACAGATGTTAATGGATTTACTAAAGCATCCCAGGATATTAAAGATGGATTATTAGACGCATTAAGAGAAAAAAACCCACAGCTCTATAATTATTTTGCTTATGATTTTGAACAATCAACAATTCCTTATGCCAAATCTGTTTATACAAATTGGTCAAGCAGCAAGAATGATATTGAAACTTCTATATTTATGGGATCAGTTAATTCTGGTCATGCAAATAATATTATTAAAGGAGCTGCCAAAGGGGATGATGGATTAGCAAAAGCAGGAGCATTTGTTAATAATATAGTTGGAGATTTTTTTTCATTAGGGCCTAAAGATGATTTTATAGCAGGTAAATTAATATTTCCTAAAGACAATTCAAGATTAGGAATTAAAGATAGTAAATCTATTAGCAAAGATATTGACCATGCAAGAACAACGTTTCAAAAAATATATTTAGAAGAAACATTCAAACAGTTTAAAGGTAATGCACCTGCGTTAGTTGATGCTATTAATAATGTTAGAAATGGTACATTTAAAACAAAGGATTTTTTTAGCCCAGTTTTTTCAAAAGAAGGAACAGTTATAGGTGTTGATGATATAACTGTTGATAAAATATTAGATCAAGAAGAAAGAGAAAAATTAGCAAATGATTTATTTACAATATTTAATAATGAAACAGATAGAGTTAATAAATTATATGAGAATGATAAAAAATATTTAGATCTAGGAGCTGCACAAGAACAATCTAAAATATTATTAAAAATTATAAACTTGCAAGATGTTGATCCAGGAACAGATACTTCTGGATTAGAAAATGAAATAGAGAAAGATATAGAAGATTTTAAAAAAATTTATCCAACAGAAAAAGGATTAGAGTTTGCTAAAACTTTAAAAGAAACATACTTCAACAGATTTAATGCAGATGATGATACTCCTGGTGTAGAAAATAGTTATATGGAAGATGCTAGAAATGGTATGTTGGATAACAATCAATTATTAAAAGACAATAGATTAACAGGAAAAACAAAAGCTAAAATATTAAATTCAGCTAATTCTTATGATATTGGCGAAAAACACTGGACAGATCATAATTTATATAAAGATGGACTAAATATCATTAATGGCCTGGAGAGTACCTCTGCTAGTGGATCTGCATTATTTTTTAGTGGAGATAATAAAAATAAAGAAAAATCAGATAAGCTTACATTTTTATACAGAAAAACTTTTGAAGATATTATTGATACAAAAGGCATTGGTATCGGAAGAACAGGTAATAGAGTTAATCCATTAGATGTTGCTGATACAATTAAAAGATTAGATCAAGAAGGTAAATTAGTTATTACAGAAGCAGATTATAAAAGAGCAACAAGTGGTAAAGATCAAGCTACTGGAAATCCAAAATTAACACAATTCAACAACATTAAAAAACTTAAAAACAATATAGAATTAAAACTAGCAAAAGAAACAGATGATACAAAAATAAAAGAATACCAAACACAAATAGAAACTTACAAACAACAAATGAAAGAAATTGAAGATAGTATTCCTGGAGGTATTCAAGATATTGAAAACAAAGCATTTAAAATGGATAAATCTCAAGTGTATTATGTAACTGATAATGGATCTGTAGAAATATTATCATCAAGAGTAATCTATAATTTACTTTATAAAAATACTTATAATATTATTACAGATACTAGAGCTGCAGAATATCAAAAAATGTTTGAAGTAACAGGAAGTAACTAATGAATAGAAAAGATAAAATTACAGAAATAGAAAGCACAGAAGGTTTAGCAGATACAGAAAGATTAGTTGCTTTACGTTCTTATGAAAATGAACGTATGCACCCAACTAATGTACGTTTAAGAGAAGATAAAGAAAACGCATTTAAAAATGTTGAAACTGCTTACAATGATGGAAACTATCAGGCAGCAGCTACATTAATAGAAAGTAATAAAGATATTTTAGATGATGAATTTGTAAATGAAAAAGTAGAAGAAGATAGTAAATTAGGAAAAATATTTAAAGAAGGTTATAGAATGGTTGGTACTGCAGTTGAAAGTACACTAAACAACGTTTTTGAAGTAACTGATGATATTGTAAGACTTGGAGAAAAATATGGATTACCAAATCTTTATATCCAGGTTA